TTGGAGGCTCCATTGCTAAGGTCTACCACGACTTCGTGAAGACCAAGAAGGTTCTCCCGTCGATGCGCTCCATGCAGTTCGGTGGTACGCCGATCTTCAAGGCACCGAGCCGCATCTTCAACTGTGCGTATGCACCGTGCGAGAAGACCTCGATCTTCCCCGAGACCATGTTCCTGCTGCTCGGTGGGACAGGCATGGGCTACTCCGTACAGGATCGTCACGTTGGCCAGCTGCCGCCGCTGAAAGGTGCCGACTGGTGTGAGCGTCGGTTCCTGGTGGGTGACTCCATCGAAGGCTGGGCGGACGCCGTGAAGGTACTGGTCGAGTCCTACTTCCATGGCAAGCCGCGTCCCCGGTTCGACTTCTCTGACATCCGTCCGAAGGGTGCCGAGTTGATCACTTCCGGTGGCAAGGCTCCTGGCCCCGAACCACTGCGGAAATGTCTGATCGACATCGAGAATGTCCTCCAGGCAGCCCTCAAGGCCCGCGGTATAGGCACCAAGCTGAAGCCCATCGAGGTTCACGACATCCAGTGCTTCATCGCGGACGCAGTGTTGGCCGGTGGTATCCGTCGTGCCGCGCTGATCTGTCTGTTCGACCGCGACGATGAAGAGATGCTGACCTCCAAGTCCGGCGAGTGGTACTTGGACAATCCCCAGCGTGGACGTGCCAACAACTCCGCGATCCTCCCGCGTGGCGAAGTCTCCGAGGAAGAGTTCAAGGAAATCTGGAAGCGTGTCGAGCTGTCGGGTGCCGGTGAGCCGGGGGTCTACTGGACGAATGATCCAGACTGGGGCACCAACCCTTGCTGCGAGATCGCCCTACGTCCGTACCAATTTTGCAATTTAACAGAGGTCAATGCGACTGACGTTGTCGACCAGGAAGACTTCAACGATCGGTCCCGAGCCGCTGCCTTCATCGGCACTCTCCAGGCTGGCTACACGGACTTCCACTACCTGAATCCCCGTTGGAAAGCCGTCACCGAAGAAGACGCTCTGATCGGCGTGGGGATGACCGGCATCGCTTCCGGCGCAGTCTTGGGTCTCGATCTATCCGAAGCTGCAACTGTCGTCAAAGAGGAGAACGCTCGTGTTGCCAAACTCATCGGCATCAACAAGGCAGCCAGGACGACTACGGTCAAACCTTCTGGCACTAGCAGTCTTGTACTCGGCAGCTCTAGCGGCATCCATGCTTGGCACAATGACCACTACATCCGGCGGATGAGGATCGGCAAGAACGAAGCCATCTACCAGTACCTCGCTGACAATCATCCTGAGCTGATCGAGGACGAAGACTTCAGTCCCGATACCACGGCTGTCGTCGGTGTTCCCCAGAAGGCACCGGACGGTTCGATCATCCGCACCGAGTCCCCGATGGACCTCCTGAATCGCGTCTCCAAGTTCAACCGTGAGTGGGTCCGTGCTGGACATCGCAGCGGCAAGAACTCTCACAACGTCTCCTGCACGATCAGCGTGAAGGATAACGAGTGGGGCTTTGTTGGCATCTGGATGTGGAAGAACCTCCACGATTACAACGGCATTGCTGTTCTTCCGTATCACGGCGGGACTTATGCCCAGGCTCCCTTCGAAGATATCGCCAAGGAAGAGTTCGAGCGACTCGAAGCTCACCTGAATGATATCGACCTGACTCGCGTTCACGAAGAGCAGGACAACACGGACCTCGCAGGGGAAGTTGCTTGCGGCGATGGAGGCTGTGAAATCACCTAGTTGGAATTGCCCTGCACCTAAGGAGGGCCAGGGGATGCAATCCCCTCTGTAGGTTTATCTATTAGACAATCGAAAGGAGGAACTTTGAGTTTATCAGAGAGTGTCCCCACGGCCCTGCTTGAGGAACTGGAGCAGAGGTTTCCAGATCAGTGTCCATCCAAGGAAGATACCGACCGTGAAGTCTGGATCAAGGTTGGGCAAGTGGAAGTTATCCGGTTCCTCAGGAAACAACACGAACTTCAGAACAGGAACATCCTGAATCCTGAATCCGACAATCCTGAGGAGGATGATTAACCATGTGCATGAGTCCGCCTGACATTGAAGTACCGAAGCCGCCCCCTGCTCCCAAACCTGCCGATATTCCTGAACCGCCTGGACCTCCCGCTCCCCCCGCGCCGAGTGCCGAGGGTGGTGCCGCTGAGAAACAGGGCGCTCCTGAAGAGGCCGGTAAGGGAGATGGGAAGCGAAAGCGTAAAGACCGCAGCTCACTACGGATTCCGAAGAATCAATCCCGTGGTGTAAACCTTCCAGGCGCAGGAGGTGGTAACTAATGGCACGTCGAGACGAACGTAACCGGAACAACCGGAAACGTATTAACGAGACGACTAAGATCACCCGCCCGCTGACCAAGAACAACACCCGAACGATCACTTCATACAAGAAAGACAGTGTGAACATGCTCGGGGGTTATACGAAAGGCGACTCATCTGCTGGCCGTCTGAAAGCCGGTCCCAATGCTGGCCGCAACCAGAACAAACTGAAGATCGACGTTAAGAGTGCAGGTAGCGGTTCCGGCCTCAACGTACCGCGATAACCTGCCCACCGACCAAGAGGTAACTAATGCCACAAACCCCCTCGACTACCGCGAAGGGGCTGTACAGTCGTCTTGAAACTGACCGTCAGCCCTACCTGAGACGGGCGAGGGACGCAGCTGAACTGACTATCCCAAGTCTCATGCCTGAAGATGGGCATGGGTCCACCACGAAATTGAAGACCCCCTATCAGAGCCTTGGTGCCCGAGGCGTCAACAATCTGTCCTCCAAGTTGCTCATGGCTCTGATGCCTCCCAACGCTCCCTTCTTCCGACTACGTGTCGATGATCCTGAGATCGAAGAAGCCGCCGAAGCGACCGAAGCCGTGGCTGACCTGGAAAAGGCACTCGGCAAGATCGAACGCGAAGTGATGTCGGAGATCGAGAAGTCCGCCATCCGTGTGTCGGTGGGAGAAACCCTCAAGCAACTGATCGTGGCAGGTAACGCCCTGCTGTACGTCAAGCCTGGGGGCGGGGCCAAGGTCTTCAAGTTGGATCAATACGTGTGTCAGCGAGACCCAGCAGGTAATCCGCTGGAGATCGTGGTGAAGGAATCCGTCAGCTACGTCACCCTTCCCGATAGCGTCAAGAAAGTCATCGAAACCGAGAAGGCCGACAACGCCAGCAAGAAGGACAAGGTGGACCTCTACACCCGCATTACCTATATGGGTAACAGCTGGAGGGTGTACCAAGAGATTCACGACATGGTGGTCCCTGGTTCCGAAGGGGAGTATCCCGAAGGTAAGACCCCCTGGATTCCCCTCCGCTTCACCCAGATCGACGGTGAGGATTATGGCCGTGGCTACGTCGAAGAGTTCTACGGCGACATCTGGTCGATGGAGAAGCTGACCAAGGCTGTTGTTGAAGGCAGTGCCGCTGCCGCCCGTGTCCTGTTTCTGGTCAACCCCAACGGTACGACCGAAGCGAGAACCCTCGCCAAGGCGCCCAATGGGGCGATCCGTAATGGCTCGGCTGCGGATGTATCCGTTCTTCAGATGGATAAGCAAGCGGATTTCGCTATCGCTTACCAGACCATCGGAACGCTGCAAGAACGTCTGTCCTACGCCTTCCTGTTGAACTCAGCGATCCAGCGGGACGCCGAGCGCGTCACTGCCGAAGAGATTCGCTACATGGCGAATGAGTTAGAAGCTGCCCTGGGTGGCGTCTACTCGATCTTGAGTCAGGAGTTCCAGCTGCCATTGGTCAAGCGACTGATGTACGTGCTGGAGGACAAGCAGAAGATCCCGCAGCTCCCCGAAGGGACAGTCTCCCCGTCGATCACGACCGGCGTCGAAGCGCTTGGCCGGGGTCATGACCTGGAGAAGCTCGACATGTTCCTCAAGGGAATGATGGATGCAGTACCGCCCGAGGTTCTGGGTCAGTACATCAACTTCTCCGACTACATCACCCGCCGAGGCACCGCCTTGGGTATCGACACGACTGGGCTGGTGAAGTCTGAGCAGCAGGTCCAGCAGGAACAAGCCGCTGCCCGCCAAGCACAGCAGCAGGAAATGATGCAGCAGCAAGGAGCCGAACAGGCCATCCAGACTGCCGGAAACATCGCCGAGAAAGGAGCGCCAAGCAATGAGCAATGAGCAAGAACAGGAACGTGACCTGACCACTACCGACGAGCAGACCCAAGAGCCGGAACGTGAGCAGCCCCCCGCCAACGTGCGGAAGAAATCCAATCGGGCTGCCGGTAAGGCTGCCGCCAAGCGTCCCGAGCCGAAACCGGATCGTCGCACGTCTCGCGATGGCAAGCCCGTCCGCAAGACTGCCAGCGGCTTTACTGTCGTAGGTTAATCAATCGAGAACAGAGAGGTAATGACAATATGAGGACCACTTCCGTCAACACTGGTGCCGCCACCAATCCCGAGCAGACCGACGCGCCCGAAGGCCATGACGAAGAGATGGTCGCGGCTTACGAGAAATCTCAGGAGGCTGCTACCGGGACTGACACCTCGACTGCTGAGCAAGAGGGAGGCGGCGAGAAGATTCTCGGCAAGTTCAACTCTCAAGAAGAGCTGGCAGAAGCCTACCGCAATCTCGAAGCGAAGCTCTCACAGGGCGGACAAGCTCAAGGTGAGGGTGAGCAGGGGGGTAGTACCGCTACCCCTGAGGAAGGCGAGCAGGAACGCACACAAGCAGCAGAAGAAGCGGTCGAGAAGGCTGAGGGCGTCGACATGGACTCCCTCTCGAAGGAATACCTCGAACAGGGTGACCTGACCGATGAGTCCTACGAGGCTCTGGAGAAGGCCGGTATCCCCCGCCAAGTCGTCCAAGAGTACATCGAAGGTCAGGAAGCCCGAGCCAGCCAGTACCAGGAGCAAACCCTCGAAGCCGTTGGTGGCGAGGAAGAGTTCGGCAAGATGTCCGAATGGGCGTCTTCCAATCTATCCGCTGATCAGATTGATCGCTACAACGCTGCTGTTGACTCCGGTGACCCGGCCCGAATGCAGGAAGCCGTCAAGGCGCTGGCCTTTGAGTACAGCAAGGCACGTCCCAGTGAGCCTGAGCTATTGGGTGGCGGTAACACTCACAGTGCCGGTGATCGGTTCGAGTCTGTCGCCCAGCTGACTGAAGCGATGTCTGATCCGCGTTACCAGTCCGATCCGGCTTTCCGCAAGGAAGTCGAACAAAAGCTCTCTCGTTCCAACGT